TGCACCAGTTACACTTGTTGGAGTACCAGTAATGTCATAGTGATATCTTTGTGATGTACCATTAATAGAAGAACCTGCGTTCTGCCATCCACTTGCACCATAAACCTTTAGAGTATCTGATGTAGTATCAAAGTATAAGTCACCTAAGTCTAGTGATGTAGTTGGTGCTGAAGATTCAATACGATAGACTTCTGCAAAGTTATTTACTGATGCAAGGTTACTTGCCACTGTGTTTACGTTAGCTATAGAGCCACCAACAGAGTTTACATTTGATATGTTAGTTGCTACTGTGTTTATATTTGTAGAGTTAGAGTTAACTGAGTTAATGTTAGTTTCATTAGCTGCTACTGCATTAATATTACTAGAGTTACCTGCTACAGAATTTATGTTAGCTATGTTAGTTGCAGTAGTTGTTACGTTAGCATTATTGTTTGCAACAGTTGTAACGTTACTATTAATACCAGCTACTGTGTTAATGTTAGATGCATTACCTGCAACACTTGTAACGTTAGCAGAGATTCCTGCTACTGTGTTAATGTTTGCATTATTTCCAGCTACTGTATTAACATCTGCAATATTAGTTGCTACTGTACCAATGTCTGTAGCATCTCCAGCTACAGCTGTAACGTTAGCAGAGATTCCAGCTACTGTTGTTACATTCCCTGATATTCCTGCAACTGTGTTTATATTTCCTATGTTAGTTGCTGTAGTATTTACATTAGCTATAGCACCACCTACAGTGTTGACGTTAGCTATAGCACCTCCAACAGTGTTAACATTAGCTATGTTAGTAGATACAGTATCAATATCTGATACAGCTTCGTTCAAGTCATCAGCAGCAGTCTCAATCTCTGAGATAGCCTCATTAAGGTCATTAGCTACTGTGATAACATCTGCAATGTTAGTTGCTACTGTGTTAACACTAGCTATATTTGTTGACACTGTACCAATATCTGTAGCATCTGCTGCTACTGCATTTACATCTGCAATGTTAGTTGCTACAGTGTTAAGGTTAGAAATGTTAAGTGAGTTTAACTGAGCTTTATCAGCAGGAGTTAACCAAGTATTCTCAATGTAATCCTTTGTTGCAGCATCTTGAGCATTTGTAGGATTTGCTACATTCTTAATGACTTTGCTTTCTGCATCCCATTTACTATCTACATCTTCTTGGATAGTATCGTCAGTTAAGTCAACAGCTTCTTGCGATGAGTGAAAGATTTGTATGTTAGCATTGTCTAAGTCTTCTTCAGTTAGCACTGAACCAGAAGCAAAGTCTACTGCACGTGATGTTAAATCTGTTGTACGTCTAACTTGTACGACAGTTCCACTAGCAGGAGCACTGGTTAATTGCACTTGAGAAGCAGAAGGGAAAGTCAAACCTGTTTGAGCTACCCCATCAACTGTAACACTTATCTCACTAGTCGCAGTGTACGTAAAGGGGATACTAAATGTGGTTGTAGTATTATCCCCAGTATAATTTTCATATGATAATGGCATTTGTATTCCTCGTTATTAATGTTGTAACTTTAGGTTTAGTTAATCTAATTCATCTGCAAGTGCGTTGATTGCCTGTCTAGCACCATATAAAGATTGAAAAGGTAGTACTCTTAAAAGCTTTCTTATCTCTGCTTCAGTCATATCTCCTTCTGCTATATTCTTTGCAGAACTAAATACATTCTGTACAATAGAGTAAGCAGGAGGTGTTATAGCATAAGTATTACCACTCATAGCTCCTGTAGTTAATTGATAAATGTATGAGAACATACTAGCTGCTCCTATCTGTGATAGAGCACCCAAAGCCCAGTTAGCAGGTTGCATACGTTCTTTAATATATTCATCAGCATCACTACGTCCAGCAGCATTTAGATGTACTCTGGTTATATACATAAGACCACCCATAGCTGCAGCTGAAACTAAAATCTTAGCGACTGCTGCATCTTTCTGACCTATTCTTACACCTAATCTTTGAGTCTGTTGTTCCAAAGAACCTAAAGTAAAGTTCATAAACTGAAACATTGTTCTACCCATTTGACTAGACTTTAACCATTTGTTACTAGATGCTATGTTAGTCTCTTGTACGTTAGTTCTGGCATCTTTAAAACCAGAAGCACTAAAAGCTTCTCTAACATCTTCATCCCACTTTTCAATGTTAAGCTTAGTTACTCTTCCATTAGGTGCTCGTTCAACTAGATTACTATTCATAGTATCTCTAATCTTTATAGCCATCTCGTCACTAATACCAAGCTGTTGTCTCTTGATAGCACTAAATGGAATCTTACCCTTACGTGCAGCTAGTGCCCATTCATTAGTAAAGTTCATCATGGATAACCTACGTAAAGTCTGTGTAACACCTGTTAACCCAGACCAATAGGCTACAAATTTCTGTGAACCATAAGCACCTTTCTCAGCTGCTGCTCCTAACTTCTTAGTACTCCAACCTTTCTTGTCATACCACATACGTTCAGGAGATATGATAGCTCCTACATCTTCAGTATCAAAACGTGTAACAGCATTCCATTTACCTAAAGCTACTTCGTTTCCTGCTCCCATAGTTTCAACTAGCTCTCTCATTAGTCCATCAGGTAATCTACCTTCAGAAGCTGTTTGAAATAACTGTCTGTAAGCAGGAGCAGATTTAAGTAGAGTCGTAAAACTATACTCAAACAAAGCATTAGTAAGCTCCATCATGGCTGACATACCAGACATACCCATGTTAACAGCAAAGCTATAAGCTCTTACAGCTACGTTAACATCTCTTACTCTGTTAGATACATCTTCTCTGTTAGCTAATCTGCCAGTAATACCATCATACATAAACTGTGCAGCATTTACAGATTTGTCTATTTCGTCTTGAGATATTCTTTTCTTTTTACCTTCATCTTTTATTTTTGTTATAAGAGTATCAAAACTAGAACCAGTCTGATTGGTATTGATACCATTACGTGCTAAACCTATTGCACCTGATAACTGAAAGATATAACTATTTACAAGCTGTTCTGCATCTTCTTCTAGCAGGTCAGTAAATCTTATCTCGTCTATCTCTCCTGTAGCATTAGATACTTTAATAGTAGTACTTTCATCTAGAATCATTCTATGTCTTGCACGTTTATGAGACTTAGGAATGTTAGTCTTAGTAAAGAAATCTGTGATATCGTCTATCTCAGCTTCATCAAAACCACCTGCTCTAAAGATATCTGCAAGGTCTTCCAAGTTCATTTCATGTGCACCTGCAGCACCCACCTTACTAGACTTAGGGTCTGTTATACTTTTAGTATAGGCAACAGCTATCTTCTTTATGTAAGCTGCTACAGCTTTAGGTTTTGCTGGTAGATTCTTACTCTCAAGATTTCTCTTTACAAAAGATTCAATGTCAGGTTGACCTCTTCTCATAGACTGTTCAACTAACTCAGCAATCTTATCGTCTGCATCAGCTCCTAGTTTAATACGTAGTTGTCTAATCTTCTCATCATTAAAAATACGTGACATATAGTTAGGGTGATTCTTTAACATACCTTTGCTAAATCCAGCTACGTCATACTTAATGGCTAACCTAGCTAATTCATCTTGTGTACGTTTGATAGCATCACCTGCAACACGTACCTCATCTGGTACATCTGTTACAATACCTCTGACATAACGTGATACTTCTCTGTTAAATTCTTCTATACTTGCACCAGTATTTTTCTTCCATTTAAGTTGTGCATTAGGTAAAGTATTAGATAAATTATTACGATAAACCATTTGTAATCGTTCAGCAATTTCTGATGCTGATTCATTAGTAACTACTTTTCCACCTTTGTAACCAACAGTGTTCATGCCTAATATACGACCTGCATATCTAGCCCAACCCATATCTGAGTTACCTAATCTAGCTCCAGTAGATAGAAGTTCACGTAAACCAAACATGTTAAAACCTGCTATCTTAGGTATAGCACTAACATCTTCTGTTGTAAGTTTTGTAGCATCTATACCATCTACAGATTCTATAAACTTATCACCATCTAATTCTCTTGTTATAATCTTTTCAGCAAGAGCATCTACGTTAAACGCATCATGAAACTGTTTCTCAGCAGGTGTAAGTGTATCACCTCTTAGAACTTTCCTAGCAATCTTAGCTCTATCTCCTGCTCTTTTGAAAGCAATCCTTCCTGCATTTAAACCACCACCTATTAGTGCTCCTGCTCCACCTGCTATCAATACATCATTAGCATCAACATCATACTTCACATTAGCTCTAATAGCTTCAAAGGCTGCACTTTCTGCTGCAGTAACAGCTGCTCCAACAGTAAAAGCTTTCTTAACATTGTAGGCTTTTTTAAGAGCACCTGCAGTAACAGCAGTACCTCCTGCTAGGGGAGTACCTATTGCACTAATTGCAGCACCTGAAGCAAGGATAGCAGCCCATTCAGTAGGGTCAAACATTAAGGAGAAAGCATTAGCAGCTACACCTGTCCAACCATCTGAAGCAAGTAGTGCACGATTTGACACTGTTTTAAGATGCTGTTCTCTAACCTTCATGGCTCTTCTTAAACCATTGACTTGAGCTTCTTCTAAAACTTCTTCAACAGCTATAGTAGGTAAACCTTCTGTTAATTGTTTAACTAACTCTGGAGTAAAGTTACTAATAGGAGTACTAGCATCTGTAGTATACTTATCTATAGTATCTCTAGCACTCCACCAAAGTTGGTTCTCATTATAGGCAGTACCTAAACTATCAATAAAACCCCTACCATTATCTTCTGCTGCCATCTCGTTTTTTAAGATAGCAGATTCATCAATAGTAGTAGCTATAGGTATTCTAGTTTCATCTAGTCCTTCTATACCTAAATCTTTTAGAAAGGTTTGTTCAGCCATTTGATTTCCTTTTTAATTATAATGACAACTCAGCATCACTTACAGCATTAGCCATCTCAAAAGCACGTTCTCTAGTTTGTCTAGCCCATTTGTTTAAGACTACTTTACCATCTTTAGTTTTGCTATACAACATTTCAAACTTAGCTTTAGCTAGAGCTTTCTCTTGTTCAGGAGAACCTTCTTCATATTGTCCTGCTTCTTTAACAGCAGCTGTAAATTTCTTCCAAGTCTTTGGAATATTAGTTACACCTAATTGATAACCCATACTAATGATAGCTGATTGTGCTTCTTCAGGTATGTTTCTAAAACCTTCTATTTCTTTTTCTAGATAGTTACCAATCTTCTGCACCTTTAACTTAAGAACTTGAGAAGCTTCTTCTTTTGTAACGTTGTTAACATCTTTAATCAAAGCTTTTTCATCTTCTTCTAAAGCAGGTAAATAGAAACCAAAGCCTACTGACTTATTCTTACCATCCTTATAAGGGGTACTAGAAAAGCCTTCTTGACTTGCTATCATGTTAGCTGTTTTATCTTCTATAGTATTACCTTCTACTATCACTTTATCTCCTGTTAGTTGATTACTAGGCATGTTACTTATTGAGTTTTTTTTAAGAGTAACTTTTTTGTTATACTCTTCTTTAGCTTTATCTATTTCACTAGAAATAATATCTATTATTTTATTACTTGATTTTGTAGTAAAGCCTTCTATAAACTCTCCTATTATTTCTGAGTTCTGTTGAGCAGCTGATGTTGAACCTAGTACATAATTTAGAGTTGATTTAATACCTTCTGTAATGGTATCCATAAACTCACCACCTACTAATTTCTTTGGGTCAGCTACATCTTGTTGCTCTAACTTTTGTAAAGTCTTTGTTAGCATAGGTTGACCTACAACAGGCTCACCTGTAGGAATAGGTTGAAATTGTTGAAAGTCATCAACTTGTGCTAATGCTTGCTCTATTACATTCTGAGAAGTAGAGTTACTTACAACCTTGTTTACTTCTGGAGTATATGTAGTAGTACTGCTTACATCTTGAGTCATACCAGTAGCTATTAAATTGTTTAACTGCTGTTGGTCAGAGAGTAATACATTCTTATTTATACTACCACCTACTTGTCCAAGAGGTAAACCCTCATCATCAAAAGCCATAATAACTGCTGCATTAGGATTCTTAGGGTCTGGGTAGATAGCTATATCATATTTTCCAGATTCTAAACCATGTGTTTCAAGCATATATTGTTTGACTTTGTTAGAGTCTAATAATAATTTATTATACTTTGGAATAATCTCTGAAGGATTTAAACTACTGTCTACACCTGTGTTAAGATGATTAAAACCATAAGCTTTACCATTACCTGATTCAACTACTGGATAATCTTTCTTAGCTATTTCTACAGCTTTTTCTATAGCTGCTTCTTCTCCCATTCCTGATTGAATTAAATAATGAGCAGTAGTTGCTATTTCATTTTGAATAAAAGATGAATTACTTACCTCTGATAAATCTTTAGAAAAAGGAGAAACTTCATTCATTTTATCTATAATGTTTTTTGTAAAATCAGGTGACTTTGTTATCTTAAAGTCCATCATCTGTATATTTCTAGCAGCATTATTATAGTTTTTACTTCTTATAGCAACAGGTGGCTCACCCTCAAAAGCTTGTTCTTCTGTCTGCTCTTGTAATATATCAATCTCACCTACTTTAGCTGACTTGTTAACCCAGAAGTCCATAGCTTCAAATCTAAGTCTATCTTCTTTCTTGATGAAACTTAAATCATTACCAGAGTTTTTCAAAGCCATATAGTTTAAGAAAGAATTTTCTATAGCTTGATTAGTTTCAGGTGTAGATACATCACCAGCTATAAGAAAAGTTAAACCATCTAAAACTTTATTCTTAATACTAGGAGGTACAAAACCCATATCTCTAAATGCTTGATACTTCTCTCCTTCACTTAAAGACATAAATGCTTCATTCTTAAATAAAGCTTGTTCTAGTTCATTGTCAGTAAAAGTCTTTACATTACCTTGAAGGTCAGTATATGTCTTAACAATACGTTTTCTATTAGTTACTGAGTCATCAATACGACCATTAATACCTTCAGCTTTGTTAGACACTACTAACCTTGTCTTAACTTGTGTATCTCTTCTTGCTCTTATAGTAGCAGTATTCTTAGCTCTTTCTGCTGTGTCCATGACATTGATTGGTTTACCATCTTTTGTCTTCATGGTATTTAGAGCATCATATAATTTATTATCAGCATTGTCAACTGACATATCTAATAGTAAATCATGAGCAACATTTACTGCTCTTTTATAATCAGGTTTACCATTAGGTAAAGGATTAGCTATTGCAAAATCATCAATCATCTTTTGAATAGTAGGTATTGTATTCTTTTCATCAGCTGTTAATGCTAATGTTATCGTATCCTTAAAAGAGTTATTTAATTTGTTATTATTATATTGTGTTTTACCTGCATTAAAATCTGCTATAGTTTTAACATTATACTCTTGAAACTGTAACTTCATAGTTTCTTTTAAAAGAGGGTCAGTCTCAGGAGATAAAGAATCTAAATAATCATCTTGATATTTTGTAATCTTAGCTAAAACATCTTCTGTTTTCATCTCATGCCAAGTATCTGCATTATCTTTATAGTCTTGATTAATCTTTAGATGCATCTCATAAGATTTTAATTCAGCTTGCTTGTACTTAGATTTTAAACGGAAGCTTTCTATTTCTCTTTCACGTTTAAGCTTAGTCTCTAATTGTTTATCTGCTACTGCTTTTACAGCTGGAGTAATAGCTGATACAAATTCAGTTAAAGCTGAGGGTTGTGATTGAATTTCAGCAGGACGTACATAAGTTTCTACTGGTCTTGCTGTAGGTGCAGTAGAAATACCACTAATATCTAACCTACTAACTGGAGTTCTTTTAGCCATTTAAACCTCTTAAGTTAATATTGAGAATGAATTACTCTGTGGAAATATAGATGTACTATCACCTGTTAAACCTTTACTAGACAAAGCTGCAACATTCTTATCACCTACTAAATCAAGTCCAAATAATTTACCATCACCATATTGTATATCCATAGCTGCAGCATTAGCAGCAGCACCTACAACAGCACCTATTAGACTAGGTGGTTGACCTTGTTGTAGAGAGTTAATACGATTCATCGCCTCTGCATTAAGACCTGCTTTTTCTAATTCAACTTGTGTGAGAAGGTTATCAATAGTAGAGTCATACTTAGAAATACCTCTAAGCTTTCTAGCTTCTGTTAAGTCTGTAATTTGTTTAGCAGTTCTACCTGCTCCAACACCTGCTTCTCCTGCAGCTACCTTCTGTCGTTCTTTTGTCTCTAGAGCTTTGATAGCTAAAGCCATCTTATCTTCTGCTACTGCTTCTGACTCTTGTATAGCTCTTTTATTTAATGCTTGAATCTTTAAGTCACGTGCAGCAACTGCAGCAATTCTATTAGCTTCATATCTTGCTTGTTGTTCTCTAGCTTGTCTTTGTTTTTCAAGAAAACCTAAAGCTGATTGCCCAATACTGAGCATGGTCATTGGTTCCATTTTATATCCTCACAAATTCTAAGAAGGGTTTATCACCTTCACCATATTTATCATGCTTTTTAATAAAAGTAAAACCTAAAAACTTTAACCATTTTATAGATAAAGTGTAGTCTGCATCAACTGCATTAGTTAAAATAGCATATTTTTTATTTAATTGTTGTGTTACTTTTTTAGACTGTCTTAAGAAAGGTAACCATACTTTCGTAATAGCAGGAGTACTAAGTAACCATATACATCCAACCATGTCAGACTCTTTGGCAACTCCGTATATACCTGCTATCTCATCTGTGTCTTTTACTATAAATGTCCAACATTCTTCTGATATATCAAAACCTGTTTGTAAAGCTTCTTTAGTACTACCATGAGAAGCTATTACTTCTTCTTTATCTTCAGGTCTAAGGTTATTAACCAAGTAATCTATATCTTCTTGAATACTTTGTCTGACATAAACTTGCATTAGAGTCTCCTAGAACGTAGTACAAAGAACCCTTCCCACTCAGCTGATTGAAATACACAAGGGAAGTGACTAGAACTTTTTAGTACTATGTCTGTTTCATTCCCATGTCCTAGTACTCCAAAACGATAAGTACCTGAGTCAATACCAGCTTGGTTTAAAATGTTAGTAGCAGCACCTACAATACGTCCTGTAAAGTTTCTAACATAGGGGGTACGTTTAGAGTGAGTCACTTCTGCTTGAAAGAAACCAGTATTACTATAGACAACTGCATAGTTTCTTATATGTAGTTTACCTGTCGTTATAGCTTTTTCAGCACTTTTAACAACTGGTTCAGAGAATTGGTATTTAAACTCAAAAGGTATACCTGCATAGACTACTTCACTATTACCTAATTTACCTGCTACATCACTTAATTGTATAATCTTACCTGTCTGGTCTATATAAATAACACTAGCATCAGTATAAGGTATAGTAGTCAGTCCACTTGTTTCTAGTTTAACTCTTCTGTCTAAATGTATACTAAAGTTATTAGTTGTATAATTAGTAGCATCATCTACGGATAAGTTAATTCTTTCTAAGTATAAGTCATTGCCTCTTTTTATAAGTAAAGTTATATCAGCACGGTTAAACGATACACCTATAACATCACCACTAAATGTCCAACGTGACCAAGAAGCCTGTAGTTTTTCTCTACCTCTCCAGTAGTATCTATACACATAGAGAGCCTGTGGGTCATTATCTGTTTGTACAAGTATCATATCTTCGTTAGAAGAAGCTTCTATGTTTGTAACTTCACCATTTAGATATTCAGGTACATGTGCTGTAACCTCTGTAGCATCGTTAGTGTCTGTATCAGTATCTACAAAGTACTCCCATAAACCAGACCATGCTCCTCTCTTAGAAGCAAAGTAAACAAACTTACCTACTTGTGCTGGTTTAGCTCTTAGTGAAGCCTCAAACTCTGTAGTGTTAGCTATGTTAACAGTCTCAGGTGTTAGGATTGGGTCAGCAGTAAGTTTAAACTGTGTTAAATCTGAGAACAATAGTAAAGCTTCGTTAAAAGGTACAGCATGTTTAAGTATACTAACCTTGTTAGACGAGACTGCTACATCAATAGGGTCACTGTCTACTATAGTTAATACTGATTTACGAAAGAAGTCAAAGCTTGTAAATTCACCTGCTCTAGCAAAGATAACATTTTCATCAGCTAGTACACCTAGTCTATTACGATGGAAGAATATATCACTTAGAGTAAAACCTATGAAAGAAGGATAAGAGTTTGTGTTATCATCTCCTACAGTTCTCTCATCATATGTAACAGGGTCAAACTGGAAATCACCACTAACTAACTTAGTTAACTTGTGTGGCATAGTTGTAGCATCTAGCTCAGTAAGTATGTTAGGTTCTAATGTTTCTTTCCATACTTCTTCATCTGTAAACTTTACATAGTAATCATCTTGAGCTTTTTGATTATCACCTGATACTTTAATAGTATAATTAACTGGTGCTTCTACAGGTAGCTTCTTAAAGTCAGCTGTCTCATCTTTAAATACAAGTAGATGGTCTCCACCATGAGAGTCTCCTACTTCTACTTGGAAGTCTGTACTATCAGTAGATTGAATATGTAATACGTTACCATACTGTGTGACTGTTAAACCTGTTACAGCACTACCATCAGTTATATTCTCATAGTAAGTTGTATTAACAGCAGTACCAGAAAAA